AGTTAGAAGACCAATCTGCGCCATTTGATAAAACATTCTATCTCTAGCTGTATTATCTTGAATATTAATTTCTTCAAACTCAAGAGTAGGGACATTCTTGAAATTCATTGCCTCACATACTTTCTTGACCTCAGGCATTAAAAAGTTTTGCAAGAAAGCTCTACGGCCCTCACGAAGACCCTCTGTAAAGATTTTCGCCTTAATAGATGCATTCGCAAACTTTTCTGCCCCAAAGAACATATACTGAAGGCCTTCTTGAATATCGCTATTGACTGCTTCGTATTTGGCTTTCCCAAGCAATTCTTTAAGATCAGGAATCTTCCATTCCGCTTTTGTAGAATAGTCAGCTACTAACACACGCCCAATAGTCTGATTTTTGAAAATATTTTGTAATGCCGCAACATTCTTAGGATTAAGGCCCGGATTATATTGATCTGCTTTTTCTCCAGTTGTCACAAGAAGAATAACATGCTCAATAGTTCTAGCTAGCGCCATATCCATGCGTTTTAGTTCTAGCTTATATTCAATATCCGCTAAAACTGGAAAAGCCATTGGGACAGCCATCGGTTCATAATCTTGCTTACGATAGAAAGCATAAAACAAACGGTTTTGATCTAAGGGAGCATAGATATACTGCATTCCTACAAAATTCTTAATCTGATCCTGAATATACTGAGGGAAAGATTTAAGAACTAATTTATCTTCTGGTGTTTGTGGATTTCTAAGGCGTAAAATTTCAAACTTAGAAAGCATTTTGCTAAAGTTATAGCTTCCTGGAATTACGCCAGCTTGAAGATATACTTGCATTGGATTAAGAATAATATATCTGATAGGAAGAACTGGAGTCTTGGCTGAGATGGCTACTTTTAGCTTATTGAACTCATCTTCTGGAATACGTCCTTCAAATTTATAGATGAATACATTTCCTGAGCGATAATATTCAAGAAAAAACTGGGCCATTAAATCTTGTAGATTAATAGACTCAAACCAATTAGTAAAGAAACGTTTTACGGTACTATTAGCTGATTTAATATGAAGAGGAGAGATTGAGAAGTCTTGGAGAAGATTAATTGCATTACGAAGAATAGCTACATTATAATATGCTTGAGTTACAAGACTTATAGCTCCTGAAACTGAATAATATCCTCCGGGATTGCCACCGCCACCGATATCGAAAGGCATAAGACCTTGACGAATATTCTTATATCTAACTGTATCGCGTAAAGTTGGAGCTTGTCCATCTCTATAGCCGGGTTCTGAACCATCACCACCACCACAAGCAGCTAAAGCTGTAAAATGATTACTTTCGTCCCATTGATAATCTACGTCTATGGGTTTTTGTGTCATCGCTGGCATCGCGGCCTGTATAGCTTGTTGTTGCTCAACAATTTGTTTACGTGGCTGGCCCCAATAGCCAGATTTTTTGTTATATGCGCGTTTAGACATTGAATGTGACTTTAATCTTACTTATACACGAGAATCACTCTAGATTATATGAGAAAAGGAGTAAAAGTTTCAGGCAATTCTTCTTTCGGTCTATCTTGAGATTCTACCCAAATTTTTAATGCCCATGTTGCTAATAATAAAGCCGAATAATTATCTCGCCTAACTCTTCCACGAGTTTTGTTAGCTCTTTTCATATGACTGGGGATATCAAAAGTTATATTTCCTAATGCACTAGCCTTAACCTCAATAAGAGCACATTCTTTTTTTACAAGACTAATCAAATTGTCTTGATTTATTATAAATTCTTCGATTTCTCCTTCTACTCCTAATGTATCGGTAAAAGAAGAATGTTTTTTCAAAATTGTTCCAATATTACGTTCACGCAATGATGACATTATACTAGGATTTGCCAAAGCTTTACCTGCAAAAAAAATGTTTTGTCTATCAAAACAAGATTGCAAATATTCATTTGATGCTCTTTGGAAATTACTATGGAATGCTTGTGGTTGTACTATTACTCCAGCCTGTTTATTATAACTTTTTTGAACGCTTTTAATAATTTCCTCATAATCTTCTCTTCCAAAGTCAGCATCAATATGCTTTAATTCTATTTTTTTTTCTTTAAATAATTCTGATTCGTTACAAATACTAATAAATCCTAAATTTTTTCCTTGGGAAGCGTCATATGCAATATAGACTATGTTGAAACGATTTAAAAGATAATAGAGATATTCTATATGTTCGCTTAGACCTACAGCAACTTCTGCATATTGATGAACTACCATCCCAACTTTTTTAATTGATCCATCTGAAGATTTTTTGTCAACCATCTTCAATAAGCACATAGCAAAATGATCTGCTATTTCTGAATCTGATACATTTTGATCTATGCCTAATATATATTGTGCTCCGGGTTCTCCAACAATCTCAATACATGGAGATTCACCATCTTTAATACTACATTGCTCCATCTTTGCTGCACTAAAATAACCGTCTGAACTTTGCACGAATTGTGCCTCATACTCTCTTTTAATAGTGCTCTCAGAATACATTCCACTCTCGATTTCTTCTCGAACAGAGGCTTCAACCAAATCTGCTCTAGCAACTTTCCATGAAATTTGATGGACTAAATATGTGGCTGGAGATTCTTCTATAACTTCTGCCGCAATATTTTCATTAGCTACTTTAGCAGCCATTATATCATCTTGTTTATAGATAATCTTAAGATAGTTTTTATATAATTCAAAGAGTGATTCCCAAGAGTAAGAAGCAGAACTAAGAATAATCATTTTAGCATTAGATTTAAACTTCATTCTTCCTTCTTCTGTCATTTTCCCAGCTCTAATCAGTCTATCTTCTCGTTCACGAATACGTTGCTTACGTGTGATTTCGTCAGGAGATGGAGTAAATAAGAATGGTTTGAGAACGTTATCTATAGTAGGCTGTGGGATAAGCAATCCTTCGTCTAAGATAACTACATTAGCACGAAACCCGCGAAGACGGTTGGGATCACCAAGAGGTAATGCGGTAATCGATGCGCCATTCTTAAATTTAATACGATATAAGTCTGGCTTCTTTGTCATTTCGCCCTCGAAGGTCTGTCTTAATAAAGTTCCACCAGGATGTCCATCAGAAGCTTTACGTTTAGACCAGTCATCGATATTTTCTACAATCTTACGACTAGAACGAAAAGTTGCGCTTACGACAATGATATGTTTGCCGGGATTTAATAGACAATATAGATATGCGAAGTGAGATGCCACGAAAGACTTAGAAAAACCACGACCAGCTACAGTTAATGTAAAGTTTTTAGCTAGCCACCCCTTAATCATAATACGCTGATATGGCTCTAAGATAAATCCAGTTAAAATACGTACAGTAAACCCTAGATTATGCATCAAAAATTTTCCTAAAGTTTTTTGCGCAACTTCATCAGTTAATTCACCCTTAAGTTCAGTTTTAAACTTAAGATTGTAATCAATAATGTCTTTATCATTACCTTTAAAGCCTTCTACAATCATTAGAGTAGTCCTTTCTCATATGAATTTTGCAAATCAACCATTTTTACTTGCTCTCCAAGCTCAAAAATCTTAATAAGTTTCTGTGCCGCCTCAATACGACCATCGACAAAGACTACTTGAAATGAGAAAGGAAAATCAGTTAATAAGTCTCTTAATTGTTTAGCAATATAAGAAGATGAAGCTTTTACATGCTTAGTATGGGGAAGATATTCTAGCGATTGAGAATCTGATATAGTAGCTTCGACTAGCATAACAATATAATGACCCTTCTTCGTCGCTCTTTCTAATTCTTTACGAAACCGAACATTACCTTTTGACATTGTGCCACAATAGTCATTTAAACTTTTACGTTCTATATAAATTCCCTTATCGAATGGTTTAGATAATGCATAATCGCCAGCATCTACTTTAGCAATCTCTGTTTTGATAGAAAGTTTTAAAGGCTCCTGTTCTCTTGTATCTTGAATAATAAACGCTTCAGATTGTAATTGAGTAAAGACCAATGGATCGTCATTATATCGATCATCATATCC